TTCCTTTTTTGCCCCAATCTTTGAATTTTAGTATCTCCAGCTAAACAATTGAAAGAATATCTTGCAGCATCTTCTACTATTTGCCAACTTTCTTCAAAATGATTTTCTGTTCCAACTTGCTTTTTCCAACCTTCTAATAAATTGTTTTTTAATTCTACTAGTTCCTTTTCTTTAAATTTTTTCTTAGCAATTTTTTTAATAATGCCATAAGAATTATCTTCTGGAACTCCAAGCCATATCAAATATTTCATAATTAATTCTTGATATATCATTCTGTGCGAGCCATCTATCAACAGTTCATCTAACTTCTCTATTCCTGTAGTATAAGGTTTTCTATCAATAAAATCTTGCAATAGACTAGCACATCCTGGTCTTAAAATCGCCACAAAAGCTGACATTTCTGCTACAGACCTTGGTTTATATCTTTTAACAAGTCCAGTTGCATAATCACTATCCACCTGATTTATTGTAGCTGTTAATCCATTTGCATAAATATCCCAAGTTTTATCATCTAGCTTTTCTGTTAATTCTGCTATACTTGGAGTTTTTATTCCTGCTAATTTACATGTATCATTGATTAATGCCCATACTGAAACAGTTAATAAATCATTTTTTAAATATTTATAATTATCACTCTCATAACTTGTGATATTTGCACAAATTACATCTCCAGCTTTAACTAATCCTACTTCTTCACTAATTTTTTTATCCATCAAAAGTGTGCTGCAGGGATGCTGTGCAATACTTTCTATAACTCCGACAAAATGTTGACTATCGTCTATCAAATTTTTCCATTTTTCATTTTCATAATATTTGCTTTCAGTATAAGATTTTTTTACTTTAGAGAGTTCAGCTAAATCAATTGCTATGTCATTATATTCGTTTATATTTAATCCATTTGCTTTACACCATAGTCTAAATCCGCTAGATATTTGCAAAGGCTTATATGCTAACATCCACCAACATCCATCTTCTCCTAATAATTCTTTAGAAGCATCATAGAATGGCTGAGTATTAGCACAATTGAAATCTATATCTGGAAGAGAATGGCTTTCAAGTATCCTTGTTTTACTCATAAATCTACTTGGAAATAAAGTAATAGGAGCTGAAATTCTGTCTATGTTTGTAAAGCCTAATAATTTATTGATGTAAAAACTTGGAGCAGAACCTCTGCCTGTTTTAGTTATAACTCCATTATATTTTTCTACAGAATTTTTAATTATATAATAGTTTAATAAAAAATATTCTGCCATATTAGTATCTTCGACTATTTGTGTTTCTTCTCTAATTTCTTTTAAATATTTTTTCCATTCAGATTGAGGAATATTTTTTCTTTCTTCTAACCATGCATTATTTAGTATTAATTTTAATTCTTTTAAAGGACTATCTGAAATTATAGGCATTTTTATTTCTTTGTTTATGTTTAAATTTTCTGCCTTATCGAATATCAAAGTATTATTTAATGCTTCTTGTATTTGATTATCATTTAAAATTCCTTGTTCTTTATATCTTTTTATTATAGTATCACTATCAGGATAATCTAATATAAAATTATCTTCTTCTGGATAATTAATTCCTTTTGCTTTTAGAAACATATTTCTATATTTACTATCTTCTGGAAAAATATAATGACTATCATTTGCATGTATTATTGGAATATTATATTTCTCACTATATTTTAATATCATTTTATTGTAATCTGCTTGAATTTTGCAAGGATGGGATTGAACTTCTAAATAAAAATTATCTTTAAAATAATTTTTCATTTTGATAAGCCACTCATCTCTATTTTGTTCTTCTCTTAATCTTCCAGCAACACAAGCAGTAGTTACAATTATATTTTGAGGATTTACAGAAAATAAAAGTTCATCGTCTATTCTTGGTTTATAATAAAATCCAGAAATATTGCTTTCAGATAATAACCTATTTAAATCTTTATATCCATCTGTATTTAAAGCAATTAAAACAATATGATAATTTGATTTATCTTTTTCTTTTCTATTTGGAACATAATATGCTTCCATTCCAGAGACAACTTTTAAATCATATTTTTCAGCTAATGTTAAAGCTTCATAGATATTCCCATTATAACCATGTTCTGTTGTAAAATATATTTTATGTCCTAACTCCTGAGCTCTTTTCATATAGTCTTCTGGTTTTACTACAACATCTAAAGTAGTTATATTAGAATAATGAGAATGTTTATGATAATTTTCATATCTCACCTTTATTTCTCCTTTCTATTTTATAATTTTTGCTATATCCATATTTTTGTAGAGACAATGCTGAACACTTCAAGTCATTGCTTTTTATATAGTTTTTAATGCCACTTTGTCCAATTAAATCTTTACTTTTACTTCCATCTGGATATATGATATTGTAGACTTTATAATTCCTAAACTGGTTCATTCCACTTGTTTCATAAGACTTTATCACATTTTCTCTTTGAGTAATCCATTGTAAATTTTTAAAATAATTATTAAATCCATTTGTATCTTTATGGTCAACTACTAATCCTTTTTTATATCCTTCACAAAAATGTGTAGCAACCAAATGATGTATAGAAAACTCATATTGTATATTATTTTTACTCAAAAAAATGTATTCATATCTTTCATGCTTATTTCTGTTTTTCATAATATACCAACCATTATTTTCTTTTCTATTATTTTTATGGCTAAAAACTCTCCCATAATTACTAATCCAATAATCTGGAAACTCTTTTATTTGTTTAATTTCTTCATCATCTTTTAATAAAAATGGAAAACCATTTGGAATTTGACCTCTCATTATTTCTCCTTTTTATTTAATTTTTCTACGCTTTTAATTGCATCTTCCATTGTAAGTCCAGTTTTATAATTTGTTAAAATTAAATGTTCCATTTGTTCTTCTTTCATATCATTATCATCATCTATTATTATATAATTCTCTAAAGGACATTTTATTTCTTTTAAGTTATTTAAGAATTGTTCTATTTCAAATCCTCTTGCTTTTTCAAATCCAAAATATGGAATATATCCTATTATTCTGTCTGCATAACTTCCTAAAATCAAATTTAATCTTTCTCTTTTGTCTTTAGATAATCTCCAAGTACTAGAAACACAGATAAGAGCATTTGTTTTATCTATAATATATTTTAGAAACTTCAAACACTTTGGGTCAAATGGAATTCCTCCTTGTTGTAAATAAGTTTTAACATAAATTTCATGACCTAGTCTGTCATGTTCTTTAACTATATATTCTTCACTATTTAGAACTCCATCTACATCTAAAAATATCAATTTCATATTTATTTTTCTCCTTCAAACAAATCTGCATCTCCCCATCCAGCCGACACTATTTTAATATCTTCTACCTTATTATGAACTAAATTTTCTCCAAAGGTTCTTTTATAATATCCCAACTTAGTTTTTATGCTCCTATATCTGTTTATAACAAATTCAGTATCTTTTTGTTTAGGAATAGTAAGTTCTACAGCAACAGTTTGTGCATGTTCTCTTAAAGCTTCATTAAAAATCTCTTCTAATTCAGACATATTATTAATTTTTCTCAACATTCTTAAAATCCTCCCAATCAATTAAAATAATTGTATTAGTATCACAATAGTAAATATCTCTTCCGTTTTTCTCATTCCATTTATTAATAAAATCTCTTAATTCTTTATCTGGCTCAACACCACAACCATCTTCCATATCTATATTAATGTCTTCTATTACATTTTCTATATCAATTTCTAATCTTTCTTTAGTACTTCCAAAACAATATGTTGGATAAGGTGGTTCTGTTTCATTGACAATATGTTCTATATAATCTTCTAATTCCCAATAACATTCTTCTTGGTCTGTTATATCCCAAACAGGATAATCTGGATATTGTTTAATATATTCTTCATATGTCATTTTTTTTGCTTTATTATAAATATATTTTTTTTGGCATTCCTCACAACGCATAATATATTTAGGAGTTGGCTTTCCACATTCTTCACAATAATATTGTTTACAACATATTTCAGCCATATATTTATCCGTATATATCTTGCCACATTTATCACACATATAACCTTTCAAATTAACAACTTTCATTTTATTTCCTCCGTATTAATCCCTACATTCTTCTAAGCTTTCTCTCAAATCTTCCTTAGAACAAGTATAGACTTCTATAAGTCCAAAATCTTCATTAAAAGAAAAATCAGTGACAATGCTTTCTAATATTTCTTCTTTTAAATAACTTCCTAATATTTTCCATACAGTCCCTTTATTAAAAAAATCATACCAACTTATATCTATATAATCATCTTTTTTATATTCTTTTCCATAATGAATTCTAATAGCACAACCATCTTCAACTTCTTTTCCAGAAATAATAGATTTGCAACTCTCTCTTATATTAATAGTATAAATAAATTGTTTAAATGTTATAAATTCCATAATATATCTCCTTTCTATAAATATATTATAACATATATAAATTAAAATGTCAAGTATTTTTTAAATAAAATTTGATAAATCATCTTCTATTTTTTTATCTTCTTGTTCTTCTTCAAACATTTTTTGCATTTCTAGGTAATCTTGATAATATTGGCAAACATCACGAAAACCACATAAATTAGCACAATAAAATGAAGTATAAGGAGTTATCTCTTTAGGTTCCCACCAAGATTTATCTTTTTCAAATTGTTCTATCTCATTAATTTTAGCTTCTATAAATAATTGTGTTTCAATTTTTCTTTCTGGAGAAAAATCATAATAACAAATATAAGGAACTATTGTATATTTTTCTTTAATAGAAGAAGGCAAGTTGTCAAAAGAATTGTTTTCTGCAGCTTCATCTACCATCATTTCTATATCTAATTCGCTGTATTGCTTTAATGCTTTAAGTTCTTTTGTTATATCAGCTTTTAATTTTTCTAAAATAAAACCTCTCTCTGCTATAGTAGTTCGTACATTTCCATTTTTTAACTTATAACTTATTTCTACATATTTAAGCATTTCCCAAGCTAAATCTTTTACTTCATATCCCATTTGTTCCATAGCCAAACCATATAAAATTAATTGTCTACCCTTTTCTTGTAATTCTAAATTACTATATTTGCTGCTTGTTTTATAATCTCTAATTGAAATTGTTCCATCTTCATTATATATAACTAAATCTATAATTCCCTGTAAATAGCTTTCTCCTAATTGAAATAAAAACAATTTTTCTGTTTCCACTTTATTATAATTTGGTTTTTTATAAGTAGAAGCAAACTGAATTATATCTTTCTTCCATTTATTTTCTATATTTTCATTTGGAAATATAATGTCTAACATTTTAGCTTCTTCTAACATATTATCTATTTCTTGAGAAAAGTTAATTTGTTTTCCATTTTGAATTTCTTCTAAGCATTTATGAATTCTTGTACCAGTGAAGCTATATATATTGTCTTTTTGAGCCAAGTGTTCCATATATGTTTGCCAATATTCCCAGCCACAGTTATCTACAGTATTTAGTCTACTTATAGAATAAATAGGAATACCATTATCTCTTAATTCTTTAATTTTTTCTTTGACTTCCATTTAGACTTTCTTCCTTTCCTCTCAAATATAAAGGATTTCCATATTTTTTAAATCTAAGATAATGTTTATTACAATATCCTAATCCTTTATGTTTTCTACCACATATCTTACATACTTTTCTGTTTTTTTCTCTTTCTAATTTTGTATGACAGCTCCTACATAAGCACATAAGATTTTTTAAATCATTATTTTTCCAATTACCGTCTATATGGTGAATATCTAAATTAATGTTACTTCCACATAATTCGCATTTATTTTTTTGTAGAATTAATTCATTTATTTTTCTAGCGGTGGTGTGAGCATTTGAATAACTTTGATTATTTTTTCCTATTTTTAAATATGCTTTTCTCATACAGTCTCTGTTACAATATTTTCTCTTTAAAAATACATTAAAACTCTCTAATCTTTTATTAAATCTTTTTCTTTCTAATTTTTTCCCACAATATTGACAGTATTTTTCTGTTTTTTTAATATCTTTCCTCATATTTTTCCTCTAACACCTACATTATTGTTTCTTTATATAATCTATCTAATTTAAGTTGTTCTATCAACTCTACTTGTTCTGGTGTCATTTCTTCAACCGTATTAAACCAATCCCACATTTCTTCTACCTAGTCTTCAAATTCATCTTCATTTGCAAATAAATCAAAATATTCATCAAATGCATCGCAGCCCCATACGCAAGTTCCTTCATAGTCAGTAAAAGGATAATGCTCATCGTTTATAATATCCATAAGAGCTTTAAATATTCTGTCTGGGTCACTCATATCTCCCACATATTTTCCATTTATCCACACTCTTTCAGCATGATTATCATCATTCCATCTTATAACACTTAATTTATTTTTCATTTTCTTCAATCCTTTCTATAAATCCTTTTTCTGTCATCTCATATATAATATCAAATCGTCTATTTCCACTACCATTTAAAGGTATTATGTGACCATTTTTAGATATTTTAAAATGTCCAGATTTTCTCCATTGTCCATTCATTTGATAAAATCCTTTTTCTAATAAGAAACTTTCTAATTCTATTTTATTGACATTATCTCTTATCTTAACCATTCTTCTCTCCTTCTTCTAATAGTTCTTGTAAACCTTCTATTTTATCATTCAACTTTTCTATTTTACATTGAGAATAATAATATTTTTTTTCTTCCTCTAATTCTTCTATCTTATCTTTTACTTCTTGAACTGGAATACAATTTCCTTGATATGTGTCTGCTAATTCTTTGTAGTATTTATATAATTCATATAAATTACCCTGTAACAATTCTTCTAATGTTTTATTTTTTCTTTTTAATTCTTCATTCTCTTGATATACTTCTTTTAAATCTACAAAT